AAAAAAGAAAAGCACTGGCTTCAAAGTTACTTAAAATGAAAACAAACTAAAATAATACTGCTTAGCAGTAGTTTGTGAAATTCAAACATGTTTTTGGCGGTGGTTTACTGTTTCTTAGCAGCAAGTACAGTTGCGGCTAGTGTGTTGGTGGTCTCTTTCCATCAAACGTGGACCCGAAAGCTAGCTGATGTGGATTTGAAGGCTGGTGTTGATGCGCCAGATGGTGGTAACTCATTTTTCGTTAAAAGAGGTTCAGAGTCACATGATATCTCTAAAAGCATGATCTTCAAAAAAGAAGCTTTGCCGGAGCATTTGGTCTCGAAGCTTATGAAAGATTTCACCAACCAGGATTTAAAAGATGCCAAAATAATCAATCTACCTGGCGAGCCTTGGTTGGTTTTGGGACATGGTTGCTCGAGTTTCAATGCTTTGTTGGACTATTTAATATTCCAAATTGGTTGGGGTGCGTGGCAACCACATTTAGGAGGTATGTGGCAATATGAGGCAAGGTCGACATTGCTCCCTATGTTTAGAGAAGTTTTACAAAAATCACCGATTGTGCCCTTAACTATTATAAAAGGGGAAGCATATATAGTGAGTAAAACTACCATTTATTATGAGGATTATGGGGTCCTATCAATTGTGGTGGGTCACATTTTTGCCAAGTTATTGATCACTTTAAATTCCCCAGCGATATTGTTTGGCTCTTTGTATGGTCAGAGATTGCCTGCGACAAAATTTGATTATATGTTGTGTTGTACTGGTTATCCATCTAGTAGAGATCAGAAACGTACTAGTAATTGCCATGACCTAATACGCAAACATTATACATACTGGTGGGACAATGTTAATCACATCAAAGCTCCAGGCTGGTACACAGGCAGGTCTATAGCCGTAGTTTACGCCGAGAGCGAACATTTCAATGTGGGGTGGGCGATAAACCGATTATCCATATTATGGCCGGCGCAATGGTCAAAAAAACATGATCATTGGGAAGGCGTGTTAACCTCCCCGGTCACAATAGGAAACCGTGACTTAGCACGGTTCCCTGATCATTTTTGTTCTTGGATCGGAGCGATCGATGAAGTCTACAAAGGTAAAATGGGGACCATGTCTATTGATTCTTTTTCGATGATTGGGCTTCCTGGCCTTAATATATCCGTATTTGGGCTGGGCAATAAGCCATGTGCTAAGCTCCCCGTTGGCCACTCTAATTACCCCTTGAATATATGTGATGATGGGCATGGGTACAACGAGTCGACCTGCTACACTTGTGGTGTCCTGCCATTGACCAATAATTTGTTAGTCAAGCCTAACCGGTTTGTGGATAAGTATCCTTTTATCTGCCATGATTCTGCCATGGCTTGTGTTACTTCTTTGTTTCCAACTATGATCCCTGGTTTGCGACACCGCCTTGATCAATTCCGGTGGCAAAAATGGTGGATAAATGATCCACCTCCCACAGGGTTCTATTCCCCTAATGTAGACACGAAAATCAAATTGTTTAAAGAATTATCAGATAGACATCTATTAACGAGGCGGGCCTACACAGTTGTTCTAGGAACAAGTAACCCGACTTTCCTCAGCAGATGGGCACGTGGCTTACCAGATGCTTATGAGATAGTCGAGACTCTGGTGCCAATTAAATGGTATAATTTATCTGAAGCCGGCTGGTAGTGTCTTCTGGATAATGGCACTGGACCTAACCACATTTTGCGGATCCGGGCCACAGTGTATGTTTTGGTTGTGACAGGAATTAAAATAGGTTGCCAAACCGAGGTAGTGAAAATCTATCACTATGTTAACGACAACAGAGCTAGATGCTATGTCATCTGTTTCATCACCTGAAAGATCTCAGATGATGGAAGATATTATGGATGAGTTCTGGCGATTGCCTATCCTGATCAAAACCAACAAAACAGTCGTGACTCGATTTAGGGAAAAGGTGACAAGGTTGATAACATTTGGGTTGGCCGGCCCGTTCACCAACACTCTAGAAATTTTTCTAAATCAGGTGACTGTCCCAGGGTCAATAGAAGCGGTCACACATCAGGAGGCCATTGAGGACTTAATGTCTTCTCTTCAAGCTGATCCGCGGTATCTACAACTCAAAATAGAATGGGTGGGCGAAATCTACAACAACCTAGCATTTAGTTTGGCAGACGTCATCCATGAGGATGACTTAGCCAAATTACTAGATATAGACACATTGAAAGAGAATTCTAGATCTGGTGAGATGAAAGAATTAACGCCAGATCAACTCTCCGGTGTTAAAAACAATATGTTATCACTTAACAGGAAGCTCCGAAGCCTGCCCAATTCGCCTGGATTTCTAGATCAGGTGGTTAAAGAGATCAACGATATGTTCCAGTTGATGCCTTTAATTCGTAAATGGGTGAGTATGATCTATTTTGAAGATCAAATTGAATTCCCGCAAAAGTGGTGCGTTCAAGAATTACCCGAGCCACTACGACGATCCTTGACGTTCGGATTTAGAAATTATCTGACCGTTGAAGAAAGACAAAATGACCGGAAAATTTACTTACAATGGCTGTGCAAGTGTTGCGATTGGATCCATTTGGTAGACCCTGAATTATTACAGGAATTTCTTTGCATATTCCAATTCCCTGAATCAGACATTGGAACGTCGAGTGATATCGGCGGGCTTGAAAGTGCTATAAATTCCCTAGCTTTAGTAGAAGCCTTGATTAGATTAGCTGGTGCAGAAGATTGGCTAGTAGATGATTGTAAACTTGCTCTGTGTCCGGCAGTTTTAAATACCACAAATCCACCGAATGATCCAATAGATCTCAGCATCCGGAAATGGTTATGGAAAACGTTTGATGCTGGGCTAGCGACAAATTTTACCTGGCCTGAGTACTTAGCAAAAGGAGCCCAATTTATGAAAGATTTTTCTGAGAAACATTTAGCTCCATTGGCTTTCTTTGGGGCTTTGTCAAATATAATCTCTACAATTGGTATCGGGTTATATAATCTTCTAGATAAGTTGTTAGAAGTGACCTTGGGCGCGTTGGTCCAATTGGCAAATAGAGAGTTCGACGCGTTGCAAGAATATTGTTATCTAACTAGGGCTTTCGCAAGTTATTTGTTGCCGGAAGCCCGGCGTAGGCCTAAAGCTGTTTGGGCCCTTTTATTTAATTCTTCATTCACTAAAATGTCGCCAGCTGAGCGGTTTTTAGCAGGTTGCAAAACTATGCAGGAACCATCACGCAATTTAGATTACAAAACGTGGGCTGAGGCGAGGTTGAGGGCATTTAAAGACATTGTACCCACTGAGCCATTACCCTACAAACAACCCATAAGGCCCATGTTCTTGCCTAGGGCCCCAACTGTGGCTGATGTCGATAAAGCTTGTTTAGCTCCTTTGATTCCAAAAGAGACCCATGTTGATGAAGGTGTTTCAAAATGGATTAGCTCACTGCTCAAACAGGGTGTTGATCCAGGTATATCTGGTATTTGGTTCGGGACTGATGAACGTAGAGTAAAATCTATCACAAGATATGACATCGACCGACCAGCCCCGGATGATATTGTTAAAAATATCGTGGTTGAAACTGCTCATGCTCTAGCTGGGCAGTTTCCAGAAATGTATGAAGATTCTAAGTACTTGACTCCAGAAATGGCGTTGCGGAAAGTCAAGCAAAAATATAGCGCCACCTTGCCTTTATTAACATTGTACCGGGATAAAAAGGAAATGAACAAGGTTGGATTGTTTGCCGCTAGCGCTAGGGTCGCACAAAAGATCTTAGAAGAAGGCGTTCATCCTGGGACGGTTGCTCACTGTTTTGTCAAAGACGATGTTATATCACTTGACAAATTGTTAAAAGGGAAAAATATTCGAACAGTTATAGCCCAGGAGATAGTTGGCAATGTAGTCGCCTATTGTTCTACTTTGGAAACAACTCGGCGACAACCGCCTCCTGAAGCTTTCGTTATGAATGCTGTACCTCGGTCTGAAGGTGGCTTTAGACCTTTTTACGATCAGTTACGTAAGCATATTAAAGTTATACAAGCTGACGCTAAAGAGTTCGATAGTAAATTGGCGCCTGTAATAACTGTCGATGGACTGACCGAGCTACGGGGGATAGGATATAAACATTCTCCAATTTATAGGCAAGCGTTGGCCCAAATACGAGCTGTTTATGTCACCTTATCATATGCTATGTTGATAGATTTAGGCACTGGATTGCAATATAACAAAACAGGGGCATGATGACAGGCGGTGCTAATACAGCTATAGATAATAGAGACGCATTCAGATTGATGTGGATTGCTGCCTGGTCATTGGTAGCAGATAGACCACCATCTTCTTTCTGGCAAACCAACACGCTTGGTAATGCTGGAGATGACGATGCTATAGGTTCAGATGATCCTCCCGAGTGGATCTCCCTCATCATTGACAAAATCAAGGACGCTTTTGGGGTTGAGGTGGTTATAGAGGTTGAGGGC